CAACCTTGCGTTGAAAATAGAACGTCGACACGCCACGACCCTCCTCCTCCATCTCAATCGCCTCAGCCTTCTCAGCAAACCAGTTCATCGCGGGATCAGGGTCAAGGGGATCAATGCCCCACAGATAGAACGCCACAGCACCAGGCCCAGGCCAGTCATCGTTGTCTGGGTCACTGTTTTTCGGGGCATCAAGGTCAACCATGTGACGCGCACCCCAAGCATTCGCACGAATCACCTTGTCCTCACTGATACGGCCAGCGGCCATCTCACGGGCCTCACGCACAGTCCGATCAACCAGCCCATCACCAGCCCAGCCGCGAGCGTAGTAATCCAGCCCCTTGCGAGCGTTCGCGCGAATGTATTGGGGTAGGTTCAAACTGACTTGCCGTTCGTCGTCCAAGTCATCTTCAACGTCTTTCTCTTGCCATGCGTTGCAATAAAAACCTCCATCAACGTATTCGTCCCAGCGATGACACCAAGCCTTCAAAGTGTCACCTTCCCCCTCAACATTCGTTTCGTCATAGAACGCACAGTTGCCACAGGCCCGACCGTCTGGCACATCCTCAGACAACGCCGGACGATAGTTGTCGGGCAACTCTCGATACATCACTTTGTTCTTTTTCTTTTTCGCTCGTTCACCACCAGGCTCCATATCCTCAGAGATAGACACAGCAACCATCTGATCAATGGCATCCTGCTTGGTGACATGACAGCCGATGACTTCGCCATCGTCTTTCTCTACTGCCCAGCCTGAGCAGTCGGAGTTGGTGTCGGTGATGTAGTACGGCATGCTAGAACCTTTGCGCCATCCACGAAATCACATGGGTGGCTTTCCCTGCGACAGCGTACAAATAGTTTCCTGGCAACAAGGTGATGGAAATCGATTGAGCCTTGTTCAACAACAACCCGTTGTTTTGTGTGACATCTGCACCACCGAGCCAGATAGCCGAGTTGTCGTCATCGTTGTGAACGTAAAGTTGCATTGGCTGAATGTCAGTGCCGTTCACATAGGTGGCGGCAGTTCCGATAGTGATGCGAGCCGCAGAGATAGACACACTAGACCCTGTACACGGATTGTGGGTTGGCTGGATCGATCGTCGAGATTGGCTGCAACTGCGTTGACGGGACACCGGTGTGTTCGATGCTTGGCATCTCCAACGCATCCAACACGCCGTTCGGATCAAAGCCTGCAAGAATCAGACGTTGCGCGATCAGCGACTTGCGATCCATCTCGGACAGGTTCGCAGCAGCAATGTCGACGTTCGCCAACGGCACACGATACGAATCGCCCCCATCAACCGGTGTCATGTCCTCAATGCGATGGATGTCGTTGATTGACAGGAATCCTGCTTGGATGCCTGTTGAGAACGCTTGGTATCTGGATTGCTGATCGCCACGCAACAGACCGTCGACATTGAACTTGATGAACGCATTGTTCGTCAACAGTTTCTGATAGCCGTCCTCAATCTTAGAAATGTATGGGCGCAACGTGTGCTGAACAAAGTGAATACCGTTCATTTCGACCGACGCATACGACATCGCACCAGGCGTGGTCACACCTAGCATCGAAGGTGGCACACGGAAGATGCGAGCGATTTCCTCGACAGCGAAACGACGCGACTCCAAGAATTGTGCTGAATCATTGTCAACAGTTGTTTTGGTGAACTTTGCGCCACCAAACAAAATGCCTGGACGATGCGACCGGCGCAACCCACGATGACCTTCCTCAAAGCCGTCAACCAAATCTTTCGCCTGCTCACGGGTCAAGTTGCCTGGGAACTCGATGATGCCTGATGCGCTGGAACCTTGACCGAAGAAACGTGCAGCGAACTCCTCCAACGCTTTCGCCAAACCGAGATTTTCTTTCATCATGTCGATGCGTGAACGGCCACGCAACTCGCCAGGCATACGCAACTCGGTGATGTGAATCATGTCTTCAAGTTGGATCACATCGCGGTTCTCATAGATATAAATCGGGCGGCGCGTAGCACGATCACGGCTGCACTCCACACGCTGAGGATTCAACACCACCAACCCAGCAATACCCTGATCATCACGCAAAATCCGTGTAAACGAATTACCATCCAACAGCAAAGAAACAAGCACCTGCTGGAAATGTTCGGTTCGCGTCACTCCAGACTCGGGATAATTCAGCCACTCTGGTCGTGGCCTGAACGGGCGACGCTCACCATCAACGCGAACAAACGTGTCAACAGGCAAAGTTGAAATCGAATCCGCAATGATTCGCACACACGAATACACCGCCTCAATCTTCAACGAATCGTTTTGTGTGATGACCGTCCCCGAATTGGTGGTCATACTGAATCCGTCGCCAAGCGCGAACAACGATTGGAACGAAATCGCGCGTTGCTCGCCACCACCCAACAAACGTGACAGCATCATTCAGCCCTTCCTCTGCCACGTTCCCATGCGAACGCGAACAAGAACAAAAACGATCCGACAGCGATCAAGCCGAACGGAACCGACATCAAGAATATCCCAGCGGCTATCAGCAGGGCGGCAAGCAACTCCAGAAAAAGAATCATCGTGCTACTAGACTACAAAGAACCCAGGCATCGGGGCGACCTCCTGCCGTCGCGTAGCACGATCCACAGCGATCACCGTCGCAATCGCAGCGTCAATCTTCCGTTTTGATTTGCCTTTGGACAGTCGCCAACCTGAATCGGTTTGCCTTTGAGCAGGAGACAACAACTGGTCAATGAACATCGGGTCGTTGTTGATTGCCAACCTGCCGCCCACAATCATCTCGTACAACGTCCCACACGCCGGAACCATCCGAGCCGTTGACTGCGGAAACTCCACCATCGGCAACCCGTCATCAGCCAACACCTCAGCCGAACGCTGGAAAAACGCTGGGTCATACGCCACCTCAACAACATTCCAATCCCGAGCCAACCCACGAATGTGTGCCTCCACCGCAGCCACATCCATCGCAGCAGCGTCAGGATGCCAAATCTTTGCACGACAAACAATGCGGCCATCGTCCCGAGGCTGCGCAACCACAACCGCAATCGAGTCGTGTTTCAACGCCATGTCCACACCAACAAAGGTCGGCAAATCGCGCTCCAGTTGCAGGTCAGAAACACACGCATCCAACGCACCAGCAGGCAACCACGAATCAGCCGAACGAGTCCACTGGTTGAGCCTGAACCTGCGAAACGACATCTCCGCCGTCTGCCGCACTGACACATCCATATCCTCAAGGTCCAGCAACCCATCCAAAAGATTCGGGTTCGCAGCAACCCAGGCATCCTGATCCGACAGACCACAGCCATCAGGAGCTTCCCACCACCACAACCCAAACCGTTCATCCTGGATGTCACCAGCAATCACCCGTTTCCCATAGTCATACAACCGGCCACAAATCGTGTCCTTGTCATGACCAGCAGTAGTGATCGCAACAATCATCGGATCACGACGCGCACCCGAACCCAACGTCAACGCATCCCACAAATCATCATTCGGTTGCACATGCAACTCATCAAAAATCACAGTTGACGGATTCAACCCCTGCTGCAACTTCGCATCAGACGACAACACCCGATACACCGCCCCAGTCGACGGAACCTCAATCGCATCCCGATACACCTTGCACACACCACTCAACGCAGGCGACTGCACAACCTGCCACTTCGCCTCATTGAACACCACCCGAGCCTGCTGACGATCACCAGCAGCCGAATACACCTCAGCCCCAGGCTCACCCTCAATCAACCCATACAACGCAATCAACGAACCCAGCAGCGACTTGCCGTTCTTCCGAGCCAACCCAATCAGGCTGCGCCGATAACGCAACAACCCATCCTCGCGGCGCTCATACAACCCAACCAACAACTCACGCTGCCAAGCAGTCAAATCCAAAGGCTGCCCAGCCCTCACACCCTTAGACACATGAAGAAAGGTGGCAGCAAAATCAGCCACCAACAAACCATCAGACCTCTGGTACAACCTCGGAGTCGACCACGTTGGTCTTGCGTTTGCGGAACTCATCAAGTTCATTTGCCACCCTTATCTCTGCCAAACCCAACCTCGCGCGATCCGAAGGCGTAAACCCAAGCAACGACATCCAAGCCGTATTCTGTGCATCCAACTGATCGACCTGCTTCACCGCTGGATGAGTAACAACCTGGCCGTTCGCCGTCGTATACCAGCGCCGTTCTACGTCGTCGCCCAACCAATCCTCCAACGCGGCAATCTTCTCCAGGTTCAAACACAGACGCAGCATCAAAGCCGAATCGTGCAACTCGCTCAGATGCCTGCGCCCAGCCGACCAAAACATTTCCCAATACACGGCACCGACCTGGCCCAAGACCTC